TGGACGACCAGGAAGAACATCAACAGAGCCAGAACCGTCGAGAACAGAAAGAATACGCTGACCGCGAGAAACGTAGGCGGGAGTATCTTCAAGAAACCAATCAAGTGCCATAAGGTTAATGTATTAACGATTAGACAAACGAGTAGCAAAGGTTTTATTCACCAAATTCTTCTTCTGGACTGAATAAGACATATTTACAAAAAAATTATCCTCTACATTAGAGGCAAAAGGAGCATTAACCTGCGCCATATCCACGAAAAGTGCGGGATAATAATTAGCGCCGGCAGAGCCTACATACGAAAAACCAAGCGAGCGCTGCTGCACCCAATACGAATAAATAGGCCTGGGGATGCCTAATGAAGGAGCGGGGTACGACGACAACGAGCCTAATGCTTCATCATAAGACGAACGAAACTCGTTAAAACAAGGCTCGTAAGCAACAGCAAGTCCAAGATCCGAACCCGCAGCATTACTAAAAAGCCGTGCGGCAGGAACATCCTGATAACCAATATCGTTGTAAATAGGATTGAAGTAATCCGAGCCTTGATAATTCAGATAATCGGGTGTAATACCGCTCCAAAAGTAAACAGGGCGAATACTCAGCATATCGATTAAATAACCAGGTTCACGGAAATAGTAAGACTGCCGACGACCAAGGCGATCATTGAAAGCAATGGCACCACCTTGTTGACCTAGAGGACCATTAACGCCCTGGTTGGCAAAATTATTTTGGCCGGCTTGATTCATAACAATCTGCACATTGACGGTCTGCGAAGCACTAAAAAGGAGCTTCGGACGGTCAACATGTTCAATCTTCGACGCAAAAAACGTTTCCAACCAATCGCTATAACGGCTGCCTCCAGCACCGAGAAGGTCTTTGTATTCCTGAAGGCGAGAAGCAATGGCCAACTGCGGAATAGTGCTTACGCCGGTCATAGAGACCGCAGACGAAGAACCTACGGGAATAAGCCGGCTAAATCGATCAGGGTTCGAGGGTACAACAGCCATAGGATGCGCAAACAAGAAGGCAGAAATAGCAGAAACAGAGGCGGTGCCTTCAGAGGTAGAAAATTGACCAGAGGGACCTTTTCCGACAACGATATTGGCGCCACTGGGAAGTGTGGTAGAAACAGGGTAGCCATCTTGGTCGCCGCCCGACGGGAGTTGAGAATTGATTATTTGGAAGAACAAATTACCCCTATTAAAAGTATTATTTGTACTCGAAACGGCCGACGGGTAAAACTGACTCTCAAAATAAGCGTCAAGAAATTCTAGGTTAGAATACTCCTGCTTAAAAAACGTAGCTTCGGTAGCATAAGAAAAGGAGTTATCCAGAATCGACCAGGAAGCGGGCCACGCAATCGAAAATAAGCCCCACTGCGAGTAACTATAATAGTTTCGAACAATGTCCCAATAAGCTAAATACGTATCAGCATTTGCCCACTGATTGACCGAAGCACCAGAGGGGAGACTAGCGGTATACGGAGGCTGATTAGAAAGTTGCAACGACGTCTTATTGGAAACACGAAGCCAAGCCATAAGCGAATTAGGATAAGCACGCGAAGCACCAAGGGCAGAATTAGGAGTAGTGGTACCCGAAGTGCCAACAAGGGCTGTAATCCAATTCAAGCTCAAATCATTCATATCGAACTTGCTACTATTGGTCCTCAACTCAGGGTGATACAACTGCAGTGGCACCCAAAAACGATGAAGTCGAATGGTATAGGGATTGAAAGTCGGAACAGCAAGAGGGTTACTGCGAATATCAACGCCTTGCTCGATAGATACGCGGTCGCGAGCATTAATAAAATCGATTCGCACCGGATACAAAATACCCGGTGTACACGTAAAGGCCTTACTCTCGGGAACATCGTACCGAGAGTAACCATTTACAGCGTGAGAAATAAAGGGTTGTTTTCCCATAAATTAAATATTTAGTTGAAGTTTATAATGATTCTTCCAAAACTGAAGAATATCTAAATCTAGCCAAGCGGGAGGATCAAAATCGGGCATCCTACGAGAAGAAGCGGAAAAGCGCATCATTTGTTTCTGCTCCCACGTATACGTCTCTCTACGGGATACGGAGGAATTGAGGGCGAACCGTCTAATGCACAAAGACACAATATGCTTAACCAAAGAAGACTTGCTAAAACGTGCATAAGTATCAGCAGCGGTAATCGAACGCACAACCTCGTCTTCTGGCTTAAGATATTTAAGGTAATAGCGAGGAATCGAGTAGTTATAATTGATTCGTTTTTTAAAATCAAAATAAGACCACGACGAAGTACGGGTAGAAGGACGAGGCATATAGCCAAGAAAATCACCAACGCCAGCAGATACGAATTTTCGCGTATAACGGCGATGTTGGAGGAGGCAAGATAAAGGTGTAACTGTTCCATTTACGGTAACATATTTACCCGAAATTTCTTCGGGATTGAACTGAATTTGTTTAGTGACATACTTAACGCAGTAACGAGCGCGTTTGTGGGTAGCTTTCGCTAGCCAAACAAAACCAAGGTCCCGAACCGCAGAGCGAATAGTATTATAGAGAGTATTCGTAGCAAAAAGAAAACCGTGAAAATGCAATCGAGGCTCGGCTCCCGTTTGCGGGTGAGTGCCAAATTCCTGGAAAAAGGCGTGCTTAAAAGAATGGCCAAGCTTATGACGAAGACGCTCATTAAATCGGCGAATAAATAAAGAAGGATTTAACAATGCCTCATTATAATACTTTGGAGCGATAGTTATAGTAATAAAAATAGCCTGCTGATTACTAGCCTTACAATGAGCAAGCTCACGCTCTAAACGCACAAACCAATCATTACGCTGGCGACGCAAGCAATCTTCGCATTTTCCACACGGGACCATCAACCACTGTCGCGCGATATCCCAGGGACGAAGGGCTAAAGCCGACCTGGCAACGTCAGAACCGTTACGACAAGGGTTTTTCTTATCGAAATAACGACGATTTCGTATCCATATGGGAGAAGAACAGGGCATTAAAAAAGGCTTTTAAGGCAATCAAATCGAATATAAGGATTAGTGCGACGACAACGAACAAGATAATCGCTCGCGGACAACTCATCAGCAAACCAAGCGATAATAACTCGCTTCCTACCGCGATAAGCGCCAATAGAATAACGCATAGAAAGGCCGCCAACGTTAGGAGAAAACCTAGGCCTAAAATCAAAATTATCCACAATAAAAAATTATATCAGGTAAAAGTACCTGTGAGAGGAGGCCTCCCACAGATACTACGAGTTAAAGAACTCTTCCACCAAGCGGGCGGGTCACTACTCTAGTGCCCTTCCCCTTCTTCTTTCGTCGCGCTTTCATTACGATCTAGATCACGGTAAAACATAAGGACAAGTGTATTGTCGAAAAACTCGACACGAAAATCAGGAAAACCCTCACAAATAGCAATAAGTTTAGGTATACTTGAATGATCAACATAAAGCGAATCGCTAATTTCAGAACGCTTTAAGATACTCGAAATAGCGGAATTTGCAAGAACCTCCAAGGGAACTGATTCAAATCGACCTTCCTCGAGGCGACCTACCTGGGCGAGATCAATTTTCAAAGCCGGATTAATCCGACGAATAACAATGTGAACCTGTGACATAATAATACAATTTAAAATTTCAACTGAAAGTTAGAACAAAAACGTTTCCAAGCAGTGGAGTGCTTATTCCAAAATTTAAAACCCTCGGGCGTCGAAGCAAATAGGAAGGCAGAAGAGATGAGATCGCCTGGACTATAATCGGGATAGCGAAGAGTACGTCGAATATGGCCACGCAAACGTTCACGAAAGCCGGTGCGAAGAGAAAACGCACGCTCGTAATTCGACTTATATGCAGTATAAATCCCTCGACGAATAAGCCATTCAATAAACATGTACTCGACAGAATCAATCTGCAGATCATCAAATCTAGAATCTTTACTTAAAATGCTCATGGTAATATGGTTATTGGTTTGCAATACAAATATACAACAAAAAATCGAAAATCCAAAAAAAACAGAGAAAAAAAAATAACAATTTTACCAAGACCTACGAGTATTGTTATATGTACTCGAATGACCGCTACGATTCATTTCTGTTGTCGCGTAACCAACAACGCGCCCTTTCGAATCATAACGAGTTGTCATCGAAGAACCTGCGAGGTTGCTGGAAGATCCACCGGCAGAAATAGAGGTGGCCGCACGCGACACGCCGCCACGAATTATACCTGCACCAGCGACACTAGCGGCCGCACCAACGAGAGCCTTCGAAATTTCAACATACGGATCAAGCTTTGCATTACGAAGAGCGACGCGAGCCTGCTCAGGGAGAAAATCAGAAGCGTTCGCTTCATTTACAATAGTCTTATCGTAAAAATCCTTAAGAGACATCGAAACTTTGAAAGACGGAGGGCCGGGATTTGCGCGAACGATAGGATTATTGCTTCTAAGATTTTCCGAATACTGAGGATTCGGGATATCAACATCGAAGCGTTTATCCCAATTGCGCACAAGCTCATTAGCAGTATCGAGATTGTTTAGACGCAAAGACTCTATAACCTCACGAGCTTGCTCTCCAAGCACCTGATTAAGAGCTGCCTGAGTGTTCATCATAAAAGCTTGCGCCGACATGACAGCACCTAAGTGCTCATTCTCTATGTTTAGACGACGAACCTCTCCAGAAACAAGAGCGGCTTGATTCTTTTTTTCATCAATAGAGCTCAACAGAGTAGCGTCAGAAATAAAAAGCGCATTTTTTTCAATACTCTCTTGTACCTTGAGAACGTCCGCGGCGGCTAAATTATGCTTAGCGATCTCCTGATCTAAAGCTACGCGAGTCTCGGCCATAAGAGTGTATAGTTGATTGCCGACATTCTGATCCGTAATCGACTTAGCTTCGGCATTATCACGATTAGCAGCAGCAGAATTACGATCAACCGTAGATTGCGCAACCATATTCTGCGCAATAGCAGTTGGATCTCCAGGGGCAAAAGAACCGGGGCTAAGGGGAACACTGGCGGAAGGGCCGGAAGCGTAGGGCATACCCGCAGAGCCGCCTGACATAGTAGCATTTACGCCAACGCCAGAAGAGCCGAGCACAGCAGCGGGGGTAACACCTGCCTTCAAATAACGATCGAAAACCTTCGAAGGATCATTGTAAGCATTCTCGTAATCAAACTGCCTTTGCCAATTAGCGTAGGAAAGCTCAGATTGCTTTTGCATCTGCTCCAACGCGTACTGCTGTTGAAGCTTCATCTGTTTTTGCTGAAAACGCCACTGGCGACGAGCGTTCATGCCACCAAAAAGCTGGCCCAAAAAGCCATTGACGAGACCGTTGGCTCCAGTGGAGGCGACAGATTCACCGAGAGCACGGCCAAAGGAAGCCGCGGTACCGGCGGCAGCAACAGGAGCGGGCATACTACATATGGGTTAAATTGTTAGAACGAATGATATAATCGACACGCACGGTATCGATATGAACGCCACTACGATGCATCTTAGCCTGAGCAGAACACGAAGCAAGAAAAAAGGCAGCTAAAGCGGCAACTATGGAAGAAACAAGCGTCCAAAACGCTTTAGACTTGTAGAACGGTTGTTTAGTATCAGACATGATAATAAAATTTAAAGAACGATAGAAAAATGCGCGGCCTCTCCGGCAGTCGTTACCAATAACCTTCGGCAATTCACGGACTCTTTCCGAAGGGGTCCGCGCACGTAGCATATATCGTCAAGTAAAGGATGTACTATTTTTCTTTAGGATCAGAAGGCTTTGGGGTAGCCCTCGATCTATCAATCTCTGAATCAATAAGTTCCTGACCAACCTCGAGACCATCGAACTTATCCATACGAGAGAACGAATTAGGATCGAAATCGATTTCGGGGTTGAACTTCTCACCCTTATCAAAATCAGAAGGTTCGACTACCACATCTGGACGACCAGGAAGAACATCAACAGAGCCAGAACCGTCGAGAACAGAAAGAATACGCTGACCGCGAGAAACGTAGGCGGGAGTATCTTCAAGAAACCAATCAAGTGCCATAAGGTTAATG